GACTGACGCAGGAACCTGGGGGCATTACGGAATTCTAGGTCGATAGCGCCTGGACATCACACTAGTGGTGGGCTGCAACAGCTATATGCATGACTGCGAACGTGAGCCTTGCATCATCTGCGATGCCATCGCTTTTCAAGTCTTGGGACGCCGCATTACTGACAGAACTTCTGGATCTAGCGCGCCAGGAACTCAACCCCGAGGAGTTCGACTATCTGTGCCGCTATTTCATCGCTGTCGCTGTGGACACCTCAACACCGGATATTTCGACCTCGAGCTTAGCTTGCACGAATATGACCGCCTGGCCACCCAGGCACGTTATGCTAGCACGGTGGCACGAAAACCCCATGAGGTTGATGCAGCTCTCCAGCAAACCGCAAAAGCCCTCTGGAGGCTTGACGACCCAGAGACCACCTTTGCCGAAACACTTCTCCGCGAGTGGGCTATTTGGTGTGTTCTACGCGTCAACAACGGAGGAGCCGATTCGGTTTGGGACGTTTTGTTGGAGTCAGCTCGAGACTTTATTCGGAACCCACTTTCCCACTTTGGGTGTTGTGCACACACCACGCGACTGCCATCTGTGTCGCCATTGGAGATCCCTCGTAAGAAACCCGACGCAAATTCCACGCGATCACGGGGCGATCAGGCTATCAGTGGTACCGCAGGGAGCACTGACTCAGGAGGAAGTGATGGCGCTACAGGACACTACCTGGTACGGCTTGGATCTTACATGGGAGCTCACGCGCGAGCTGGGCTCCTACGGTCGGTTGCTCTCGCGGCTGACTCAGTGTGCACCCGGGGATTCGCCCGAGGAGTACGAAGATCTCATCGCTCTGCAGAACGAGCTGCACGAGCAACACCGTTTCCCCCATTCGTGGGACCGCCTGAAGCACCCGATCTGTGTTCATCAGATTCTCCAAGCATCGGACATCAACATGCCGCTGGGGATGGCGAACGCGACGTGGTTGTTTGCGACGGGCATGGTCACTCCGGGGACCAATCGGTTTTACCCCGAGGAACGGGAGCTGTACGAAGCGATTGTCCACGACTCGGAACCCCAGCTACCCCCAGTGGCAACACAGCTGGAGGAGGACTACATTTGGAAAACGACATTCGCGCGCCAGGTGTTTCTCGACCCACACGAGCTTCCGGAGTTGTAGAGGAAGCAGAGCTCACGGTAATTCAGGATAATGTTTCACTCCATTCCCAGTTATCCAACCTTTCAGATTCCACAACATCTGAGCAAGTCCTGTGTCACGCTAAGTCGGACGCAGATCCTGCGGTTTTTAATGACCAGGAGACACCGTCCTCGTCATCCACACTTACAGCAGAAAAATTGCAACTTGCCACCGCCGCACACGCACACCTCCCAGAGATCAAAGAGCATATGCAAGCCCAGTATCAGTCCCTCTTTCGTGACTTAGCCATCGCATTGGCGCCGAAGAAGATCAACACTCCTTTGGTTCGATGCCCTGAGCTTTTTGCCATGAGAGACGACGGTGTTCACACTTTTACCTGTTACCAAGATCTTTCAATTACCAATGAAGTACGTGGCACACGTTGGGTGCGTGATGGGATCACTCGAATCGTCGGTACTTCCGAAGATGAGACAATTCCAAAGCGTATCGTTGGCGTGCAGCTCGCTCCCAGCATCACTGCCTGCCCTACCATTTACAGCAATGACCCTAGCAACATTGAGACCGCCATTCGTGAACGGCTTACCAAGAAGAAATTGCCATTCTCGCCATCGGAAATGCTGACCAAACAGCTGAAAGATATGGTGTGGAAAAGCATGCACTCCAAACGCAAGAAGGACTTAATTTTTGATGAAGAGTCCATCGTCGCGTGGGGTGAGGAGTTCTTGTGGCGTCTCGACGAACTCAAGAGTGGAAAAT